CTTCCATAAACAGTGATGCTGTCTCCTCCGATTTCTTCTTCCGCATCAGAAGTGAATCCGTAAGCGTACTCACCGATTTTTTGAGTAAAAAAAAACCGCTCAAGTCGATTGACTTTATCGCACCAAGAACTATTGCCGCCCACTGGTTCGTATCAAACGTGGAGTTCATCACCTTTGCCTTCATCATGGCTATCATCTTGTCGTTGCGGGACATTACATCATCTACATCTTCGTAGGAATGTATGTCGTCAGGTGTAAACCTATGGTTGCACAACACGATTGCCATTATCTCACACATCGCATCCAAATCGGTACACAAAGCCATTATGACCTTGTTGTCGGTGTCCAATGACTCATCAGCCTTACGCATATCCATAACAAGCCTACAAATGCGATTCAAAGAATAATAACGCATATTCTTGACGGTATATTCCTTGTCGCCCAACAACACCAACGATGGACTATCATTGATGATGTCTACAATGTCTCGCTTTACCTCTATGGAAAAGTCTTGCATCTGAGCATCTTCAACTTTTTCTTCCTGTTTCTTCTTTGTCATATTCGTGAACGTTAGTTTTTATTGCTTCGTGAAACGAAAAGGAGACACAAATGGGACTAACCCACCGTGTCCCCCACGTTCACGAAAACAAAAGAATTTCGTTTTTACTGTCCAGCATCACCGATAATCTTGTACATGTGGTCTACGTTAGGAGTAACTGTAGTATCAGTGTAAACAAGAGCGGTAATAGTAACGCTGTAGTTCAAAGCACCATCGGCATCCTTCTTCAAAGTACCTACAGTCAAACCCTTGTAGATAACCAGAGAGCCGAATCCGCGACCAAAGTCAAGCTTCCACTCCTTCTCTGAGGTGTATGCAGAAGGTGCGCCCTCGTAAGTCTCTGGGTCGTTGCCAGAAGCGGCGGTGTATGTACCACCAAATACTGCGGGCAGCTCGCTAAGGTCATAGTTAGCCAATTCAAACGTCATCGTAACAGGATTACCCTGATAGAAGATGTCGAACGGAGCGTCGTAGAACTCGGCCTCAATCTCGGTTGACTCAGGCTCATCCTGTGCAATGGTAAGACCGCGAAGAACACCCATAAACTGTGTGTAGTTACCAGTGCCACCAACTGCGCGGTAGCCAAGGCCAATCGGCTTCAAAGTTGTTTTCTTTGCCATAATTAAAACGTTTTAAAATTGTTTATAAATAAATTATTATTCACTTTGTTTGTCTATTACGACGACAAATGACTTTCGATAGATGTGATACTGATTACCCTTTTGTGATGTCTCAACATCATCAACTGACAGTTCAGAACCCTTTAGGATGTAGTAGTCGGAGTTGCGGGATTCGGATTCAAGTCTTACGACGGTATTTATACCATCCTCAAATTCCTTGTATTTCTCCTTGTCCAACCGACCTTTTGACCTCTTTGGCACATACGCTGTGACATAACATCTTGCCCACCCATAAGCATCGCCATCAAATTCACTATCGTCATTCATAGCACCAACCTGCAACGTGATAAAACCGTTTGTAGTATCGCTCTCGGTGTTCTCCGTCGGCTCTCCCATCCTATATACATTCTCCGACACAGTGCCGTAAAACATATTGTATAGGAAATCGTAGATGTCTATTCGTGATTCGTTGAACATAATTAACTTGCTCTATAGATATTGAATGTTACATTACTTGGTTTGAGGTCTCTTGAAACAACATCAAAATGGCGAGTCATAACCTGCCACCTGAGTTCTTTGCCAGAGCGGGTGCTAAAGCCTGTCTCCCAATAACCCCAATATGGTGCAAGAACGGCAAAAAACACCTCCCAGCCTTTTTCGTTTGAAGGCTTGTACTTCTGAATGAACTGCTGTGCCATATAATGACCGCTAACAGCCTCACCCATAGGTCTTGAATATTCGTGCAGATGCGAAACCTCGCTTGCGGAAAGATTTCTGTAAAATCCATACTTTCGGCGACTCCCATTGTAGTACACACCCCAACAAAGACTGTCAAGCAGGTTGCCTGTCCTATCCAAGTTGTTTGCGTGTGGGAAAACGGAAATGTCGTTACCGATTTGCTGAATCTCCTGCATCGCATAATCAATAAGTCGCTCCGTCTGTAAAGCGGACATCTTGGCAAATATCTGCTTTTCAATCTGCTTTTTGGGGAATATGACTTGCGACTTTTTCATTGCCTACCAAACTTTTCTCGTTGCGTAAATACTTATGCCTTGAAGTTGTGACGGTTCTGCGTTGTCCGCTACAAACTGAATTGTTTCGCCATAACGTTCAAGAGAAATCCTATCGCCCTTTTTGGGAATGATGTATGCATCTTCATCATCCTTGGTAAGAGGTATTGAAACGATGTAGGATGCGGTCTGCAATACACGACCTTCGTCATCGGTCTGCATCGTCTCATCCATGACACCATTATACAAAGTTACCTCTGTATCATCCTCATCACCAACACCCTCGATTATGCGGGTAATAGTGCCTTGGTACGGGTATTCAAGAATCTCATCTCTCGTCATAGTCTGTCAACATCCTCAATTGGTATGAATCTAATCTTCTTGCGGACACTGTCAAGAATCTCAGCCCTTTCATCATCGTACAAATTGTATATGCGAATGGCATACTTGATTTTCTCGTCTTGGTAAAAGTCCTGTTCAGAACCAACGGTTTTTTGATAACCATTGTGCGACTGCTGCAACGACGAGGTATTAGATGGACTAAGAAGCACGGCTGTAAATATGATGTCAGCGGTCATAAGTTCCCTATCCCGCTTCGTCACGTTCTCACCGTAAGCATCGTCCTCAGGGTCAATGCCCCTATCCAATGCTATCTTGACAAAATTCTGCTCATCGAAACGAGTGTATGTCGTTGATGCTTTAAGCCATTCTAATACCGTCATTGTCGCAAAACACTAAAACAAATACTTTTACTAAAACAAAATCGCCATCGCTTACGCAGTTCTTGTGATATCAACAACCACATGGTACTGACTCTCATCGAGAACAGTAGCATAGCGACCAATCACATCGGTGTGGTATGCCTTCAGCATTCCGTTTGGAACGGTCTTGTTGATGACATTCAGGAAGCCCTGTACCTTTGCAAGAGAGAACTCAATGTTCTTGTTGACCTCGCCAGATTTCATCAGTTCCACATCGGCAACCTTTGCGTGTACGAGTACACCAGCATAGCCAAGAGGACGCAGAACGACAACGTTGGGATTCCAGCCCTTCACGGTGTGGTAGGTGGTGATGCCCTGTACGGTCTGCTGCTCACGAACGATGCGGATAGGAGAAATCTTGGAGATTGCGGAACGGCTATAAGCAACAAGCTGCTCGTAAGTGATTGTATCTACGGTTGTGGTAGAAGAACCACTGTTGACGATAATCACCTTGTCGGGAGCATAGAGTGCAATGTAACGGTTCACCTCCTTGATGAATGCAGCATTCTTCAACAGAATGTTGACAACGGTATCCCAAGGAATATCCCACTCAAACGGAGTGTTCTCTGGGATGTTGTTTGCCTCCTTGAAGTCAAACTCAATCTTGCGCATCTGTTCGGGGATGTCTGCGCTTGCAGAACTCCAAACATCATTGATGGCATGCTTGTAGTTTGATGCTGGAATATAAGGCGACTGATAGACCTGTACACCACTGAAGCCCTGAGTAGTGCCAGTGCCGCCACCGACCTTGGGCAGTGCAACCATGTTGCCATACTCACCACCACGGCTTAATGTCATAGCAGCCATATTTGAAGCACGCAGGTTGTGTGTCTTCACCAAGTCTGCAACGCCACGAACGTAACCCTCTACCAATGACTGGTCTGGGCCAAGTTCACGGAGACGTGCCTGCAACTCCAACTTTGACATTGAAGTCTCAAACAAGCCCTTACCATACTGGTAGATTGAACCTGTCTTCTCGGTGAAGCCCTCTGCGTCAAGCTGCATTGTCTCTGACAGTGGAGCCATTGCATCGGCCATAGGAACGGTGCGGTTAATCTTCTGACGAACAGTCCAAGCGGGATTCTTCTTCAAGTCCGCAATGTCAATGTCATACTCGTTGCCCTCTACACGGAAATGCTCCTGCCAGAAGAATGCATTCTCGTCAATCTCGATTGTGTTGTCGATAAGAGTCTGCAAAAAGCCTCTGTTGCTATTATCAAACAGGCCGTGCTTATAAAGTTTTTCAATAGCCTCATCGGGAGACCACTGGAATTTTAATGCGTTTGCCATAAATCAATTCCTCCTTCTTTTAAATCCAGAAAATGCCGTCAATAAGTGAACGGTTGTTAGCAAGAACGTAGGCGGGCAGTGGTTGCATGCGGGCAATCCAAGCCTGCTTGTTGTAAACCGTGCTGATAGAGTAGTTGGCCTGACCAGTAATACCAAAGCCCTCTGTAGGCATCAGGTCTCTGTCGGCCTCAATGAACGTGTTAGGCTTCGGAACAAGAACGTTTGCGCTTGCACTTGCTTCTTCACCAGCAGCCTCAACGAGAATGTCGCCAACGGCAAGTGCGCCAAGGGCAACACTCAGCGTAACTGCAAACTGCTCGTTAGCCTCATCATAGACAACGTTGGTCACAAGTGCCGACTGACCAGTGCCATTAGCGGAAGATGGTGCTTTCATAATCAGCATACCAACTTCGGGGGCATCACCATAGCCATCACCATTAATATAAATGGTAGTGTCGGTTGCGGCAGCGGTTGCAGTCTTTACGCCAAATGAACGGAAAATTAGACAACCCTGTGCTGGAGTGTACTGTACGAGCTGTGCTGCATACAGATGGTCGAAGCCCTTCTTGGGGTTCAGGATAGTGCCTCCAAGCAGGACGTTGCCGCGCTGCTCACCGTTTGAATCCTTAACCCACACCCACTTTCCACCGCGAGTCTTCTGCGATGTTTCGTAGAAATAAGCTAAATTCGTTACCATAAATCTTAATCTTTTTAGTTATTAAAAGTTCAACATACTTTCACTTTCGGAATTGAATCAATGAGTTCTTGTTCCTGTTTCTGCGTCTGCTTTGGTGCAAGCGGCTTGATATCGCCAATCGAATCCTTGAAGATGTCTTGGAATCGGGAGGTCAATTTCTTTGCCTGTTCCTCATCGGTCTCATCCAGATTGACCGCAAAGTCGGATGCATACTTCTCAAACGACTTATGAAGGTCATCACGAACGCTTTTCTTTGCCAAAGCCAATACCGCTTTATACTTGTCTTGTTTCCTTTGCTCATTCTCAAACTTTTCAAGTTTATCCAACTTGTCCTGTAATTCCTGCGGAATCTCAACAACTTTTTCGGGTTTGGGCTTTTTGCCAAGCTTGTCGTTCAACTCCTGAATCTGTGTCTTGTAGGTGTTCTCCTTAGTTTCAAATGCGGACTTGAGTGAAGCATTAATGTCAACGGATGCGCTGAACGCAGTGTCGAGATTGAAATGCAAGTCAGAAATCATGTCAGCCTCTTCAACATCTTTGCCCTCGTACTTTTTAACAAAGAAATTAGAGAATTTTTCCTTAAAACCATCGGTCAGGGTTTCAGAACCATACTTTCGTTCTGTGCAATAGGTGTTCATACTTTCCAACACCGCTTCTTTGGTTACTTCCATAGTTACTTGCTATTTTAGTGATTAAACAAAAAATTGTTTGTGCAAAAATAATAATAAGGTGTAGATGTCAAAAATTATTTTAGAATACTTTTAGCTTACAAGACGCAAAAGTAAGCGAACTTTCTTTTGTAACCAAGCAAAACACATTGTTTCAATGTGTATCTTTGCACCGAGAAATTTCTGAAACAATGGCAAGAAAACGTAATGACATAGTACTGTCTCCATTGGAGGATGGCAACCAGAAATATGCCATTCGCTCCAATGCTGACATTGTATGCTTTACTGGTAACACTGGAGGCGGTAAGTCGTATGCATTGTACTATGCGCCTATCGAATATCTTGCCATGAACGACAATGCAAAGATTGTTTGCTTTATGCGTAACGTGTCGGACTTCTGGGGTGCTGGAAAGGTAAACGACACTTTGAAGAAAATGTACCCTCTTGTTGACCGTAGTGTCAAGAAACAGCCTCACGACCCTATCGGAGAGATTATCCGTAGGCAGGAGGATATGGGTATGAAACTGTATAACGGCAGTGAGATAAAGTTCCAGCAACTTGATAACGAGAACCCTATTGTTATTGATAAGATAGCAAAGGGCTTGCAGGCAAAGAAACTAATCTTTGATGAATGCAATAAGTTCCTTTGGCGCACCATATCAACATTCTTTCCACGTCTGCGTAGTGACTCCGACGGAAAGGCGCAGGTGTTCCTTGCGCAGAACCCAGAGCGCGAATGCTTTATGCGTAAGATGTGCGGAAAGGGAGAGCATGGTGGTGGTTGGATTAACGATGACGGTACTCTTGACAAGTCTATGGACGGTGTGGTTATGTTCTTCTTTATGCCAGATGGCGACTATGAACGCGCTATATGGGGAAGAACAAAGCGTGAGGTGTACGAGAAGGGAAAGGATTTGATAGACGAACGTCTTGCCGTAGACCCTGACATGTCATACGAGGATTTCATTCTTTCTATGGCATTCTTTACGTTCGATGTTCGTGACAACAAGAAGATGCTGTCAAAGAACAAGTCGTATCGTGGTCTTGCTGCGAACTCTGCAACAGCGCAGTCTTCTTACGCCGCAAACTGGAACTACTCAATAACGGATGAGGAGTCAGAATCAGAGGATTTGCTGAATGTGGAAATGACAACCACTGATGTTGAGCGTATGTTCCGTCCGTCGCAGATACCGAACAACAGTGAGTTGCTTAAACGGAGAATGACAATGGATATGGCAACCACTGGATTCGACAACCTGATATTCAAGTATTGGGAACTTTGGTCGCATTACGGATGGGTGTGCAGGGATTTCAAGTACTGTATAAGCAACTCCAACAGGGAGGCTGTGATTATGGCGATAGATTTTCGTGACAAGCACAACCTACAGGAAAAGGAGATGATTATTGACGTGCAGGGCTTTGGATTCCTACAAGACTGTTTCCCAAGAGCTACGCTTATAAGCGGTGCTAAATCGCCAACAAATCGAGGCAAGGCACAATTCAGGACAATAAAAGACGAGATGGCGCACGTCTGTATGGAAATGATTCAGAGTGGATTGATACACTACGAACCATCTCTTGCGCATGCGCGATATAATCATAAGAATATGAAACGGGAAGGCGGCACGACGCTATTGAAACATATGCTGTTTGAAAGTCGCATATTCCAATTCGACAAAACGCCAAACGGAAGAATAGAGATGATGCCAAAGGAGAAGATGAAATCCATTCTCAAAGGTATGTCTCCTGACCTTTTCGACAATGTCATACTGCTTTGTGGAGGTACAATCTATGACTGCTACCGTATATTGCGTGATGATGCGGGCGTTATGAGAAAGAAGATGCAAGCCGATGATATGCTTGCCCTTCTGAACGTAAACGGAGAAGAATCGGTTGACACAAGAATACAGAGACCGAAGAGAATAAGAAATGCAAGTGAAATCCTAAATTTATTAAGCGCAATATGATTAGAGAACACAACATCAAGTGGTTTATGGAAAACCCCATGAGACTGACGGAGATGAAGCCTTTCACAAGAGGAGGCTCGTTGGTCAGTCATGGATATGAGGGGGATGACATACTGAACAATACCACGCTTACTACTGGTTTTGCAAATCTAAAACTATGTCCGATTTCACAGGACACATTTATCACGGAATATAGACCAGATTTGCATCATATCATACTGAACGAGTCGATACCGCACATAAAGGTTGTTATTAACGGCACAGAGCTTCCGTCAAACCTTATCAACATAACGCAGACCGCATCATTCCAGAAGCTGATACATTCTGCACACGTTCGCAACCTTACGGCAAATAACCTTGAGTTCAATCTTTGCGACCCAGACCCAGACGATTCCGAGTCAAAGGCTTTCAGCGAGGTTAAGCAAGAATGGCTTGTTAGAGACTGTGAGTGGCATAAGTATATGTCAATCAACATCTGTAAGCAGCTTGGTAACTGCGGAACTCTGTTCTGGTATGACAATGCCGCTGGAAGATATGGCATCACAAACTATTCTTACGAGGATGGCTATCAGATTGTTCCTAATTACGATGAGTATGGAATTGAGATAGCGCGTTCTCTTGTTTACGAGGTCGAAGGCAAAATAATAATTGACACATACGATGCAAAAAACCATTATCACATAACAAGAGGAGATGAAGGTTGGGAATATGTCGTTGAACGACATGGTTTCTCACGCTGCCCACTTCTCCACAAACGAGGAAAGGTAGCTTGGGAATATGCGGAAAGCAGCATTGAGATGTGGGAGCTTATGGCAAACATTCAAGCCATAGCATTGAAACGTTTCGGAACGTTTGCACTTGTGTTTACTGGCGATATGGACGCAGACTCGTTCAAGCGTGATTCAAGCACTCTTATCATAAACCTCTCAAGTGACACGACAAACGGTAAGCAGGACGCAAAAGTCCTTGAGTTCCCAGAGCCACAGACGATGGATGGGTACTTGAAAACGTTGGAGGAAAAGATTTCGCTTTTCAGTTCAACATCGTTTATTACTCCAAAGGATATAACCGCAACAAATAGCGGTGGCAACGGAATCGCACTTGCAATGTCAAACGACTATGCGCTTGCAACGCAGTCGGCACTTGACTGGCAGCGGTTTATGAACGATATGGTCTATCTGCACCAAGAGGGTCTTGACCTTGAAAATGGCGGTGAAGCCAAGTATGCAAAACTCAAGATTGGTGCAAAGATTATTCCTTGGTCTCTTGAAACCAACAACACCAAGATTCTAAATTTGCAGATGGAGTCTCAGTGGCTGTCAACAAAGACA